TCTTCTAGTTTCTAAGCTTTTCTCTCTTCCTTTTCTTAATGCTTCTTTTTGTTTTTCTGTCATTACTCTTTTTTTTTTAATTGGTTTCACTTTTAAAACTTCTTCTTCTTCTTTTGGTTGCTCTTCTTTTACTTCTTCTTCTACTTCTTCTTCTACTTCTTCTACTTCTTCTTCTACTTCTTCTTCTACTTCGTTTTTAATTTCTACCTTCTTTTTAGATGGTTTAACTTCATCAAATATTTCGTCCTGCTCTCTTTCGGGTGGTGGTTCAGGTATTTCTTCAACTTCTACGACTTCAGGCATTATCATTTTAGGAATTTCCATATCTATATATAATTATAACAAAATAAACAAATAGAAATAAATTAAAAAATATTTATTATTTAGGTTTTTCTCGGAAATGTAATACTATTATAGTTCGTCCTGTTAAGTCTTGGATTCTTGTCTCATCCTGAGTTACTATATCTATATTTAATTCTGATAAGGTTAAAGGTGCGCTGTTATTTAGGTCTATATAAGTTTTTTCTGAACTTTCGAAATATAGACCTTCTCCGACTTCATTATTAGAATTATCGAACCTTGGAATATGATAAATAATTTTAGACCTTCTATTTAATCCTGCATTAATTGTAGATACATTTAAATTTTTAATTCTAATAAATGCTGAATTAATACTTTTACCAGTTGGAATAGAATCAGAATCATAAGTAAAGGAAACCTCAGACCCTGTATCTGTTGAGACAGTATACGGCGGGTCTATTGTAGTATCATTAGGATATCCTAATAACTCATTCGCATTATAAGCATCTGTTATATCAATTGGTCCTATTGGATTCTTATCGTTATAATCGTCATCAGGTCCTAATAATAAGCTTATATCGTAGCCGTCTAATTTTGAATGTGTTCCTAATTTGTTAATAGGTCTATCTACTGGGGTATCATCTAAAACAGATAAGAAATGCCAATTAGTCGCCATTTTAGATAATCTGCTTTCTAATCCTTGTTCTATATATCGTTTATTTAAATCATATTGAGAGGAATTAGTTCTACCTGAATAATGATTCCAGGTTATCTGGCTTCCTGATGCTCCTATATATAATTGAGGATATAATAACCTCGTCGTATCGTCTATAGGTTTCATTAAATTATAATTTTTAGGAGTATATCCTGAGCCTGCGTAATCGTCAGGATGAAAGGTTAACTGGTCGTATCCTGATGTGTTACCTATTTCTACTTCTATATATTCATTTTTCATACTAAATTTAATTCTATCATAAGGTTTCCCTCCTTGACCTTTTGCATTAGTCCAGTCTATCGGAGATACTGAAGCATTATCAATAGCTTTAGCATTACCCCAATAAATAACATTATTATATACATATTCACCACTTGGGCTATCATATTGAAGCTGTTTAATATATAATCTTTTATTAGGTAAGTCAGCCGTTCCATTTTGAATAGATACTACATAATCATAAAACTGAATAGTACCAGATACTCTGAAATCATAATCATACGCCAGACCATCGTCCACAGCTATTGGGTTATATTGGAACGATATATACTGATTACCTCTTATAGTTCCTCCTTTTGATGCCGTTGGCTGGTCTGCTCTTCTTAATCCTACATTAAAATTAGTTCCAGAAGTAGGAACTAAAAACTCGAGGACGCCGTGTCTTAAACTAATAGGATTATCTAAATTATTAATAGTATTAAAAGGAGAAGTAGAATTAGCCGTAATTATTTTAGTAGAATCATTATACGTAATATCTCCTGCATTTGGGTCTACTTTATTCCAGTTATCAGTCCTAACATTTAAATTATTGGCAACTGCTTTCTGAGTAAATTTATAAGACATATTATTAACTGCAGAATATGAAGCGTTATAATTAAGAGTTACAGTAGCTGATATATCAGGATGAACTAAACCAAAATTAAAAGCCTCTTCTATCTTTTTTCTTAATTCTTGATAATTTACTTCTTCTTCATTTACATTATCAGTAGTTTTTAAGAATGTATCGATAGGTATACTAGATATAATATTTTTTTCAGTATTTCCATCTATTGTCTCACCAAAATAAACGCCGAAACGTTGAAATCTATTTAATATAATAGAACCTAATTTATTAAGTTTTACAGATTGAACCGCTACCTGAGATTTAGGAGGTAATTCTAGAGGGTTATCTAAATAATTTTTAAAATCAGCAGGATTAAAAATACCGCTTTGACTTGAAATATTAAATTCATTAGAACAAACAACTAAAGACATTATTTATATATATATTTATAATATATATAATTTATTTAATAATTAATAAATAAAAATATATTTTTTTCTATCGCAACATATATAATTAATGTTTATATATATATACTAAAGAAATAATAAAATTTAGACCATAATATAAAAAGTCCAAAATATAATATATGCTAATTAGTCTATTTATTGGATTTTCTATCTGGACACTTTGCGGACACTTTACGTTATATATATAATATTATTGCGCAAAGTGTCCGCTCATTTTACGGAAAATAATTAACAAAATTTTTAAGGGTATATTTGTTTTTCGAATCTTAAATAGAATTGAGCGGGATTTTCATCTAATCTTAAATAGGCGAAAGAATAGGGGGCGTCATTAATTACAGTCTTATATAGTTCTAAAAATTTCTTTTCACCTCCAAACATTGGACCGTATTCTTCGGCGATTTTAGAAAGCTCATTTTCATTCTGTTGCTTAGTTACAATAATAGAGGTAGAATTAGACCTTATAACATTACTAAGAGACCGCATATTTTGCGATGTTATAACATAAAATATATTATAGTGCCTGAAGCGACTGGCGAGGAATGATATTTCATTATTCTTTTTAAAATTGGTACTTAATACGTCATCCGCTATTAATGCAATATTAGGCATATTTTCTCTTTCTCCATAACTTTTCTGATTTTGAATAATACTATTAATTATTCCGTCTGAGTAATGGTCGTGAATAGTAAATTTTTCTTTCATAAATCTCATTGTATAATCATTTAAAATAGTATTAGAAATAACTATAACGTCATCGAAGAAGTCAGGACCATAAAAGCCACTATTTAAAAACCAATTAGATAATATAGTAGATTTTCCACTTTTTACACTTCCTAAAAATAAAACACAGGACGAGTAAGGGTCAGGCAATATAGGGGGATAAGGTTTACGCTTTAAAGCCTTAGGGTCTTTTACTTTTAATATTTTTAATTCACTCATAATTATATATATATATTATATATAATATTTTATGCCTAAAAAATATAAAGTAAATAAATACGATGCAGGAAAGATAGAAGAAATAAAACCTAAAATTAAAATGTCCGATATGTTCGAAAACGTTAAAGAAAAGAAAAAGGCTAAGCCTAAACCCAAAAAAAAAAAATCTAAATATTAATATATGCAAAAAATATCAATATTAACGCCAACCTATAATAGGAATAAATTCTTAGAATTATATATAGAAAATATTAAAAAGCAGACCTACCCTAAGCACTTATTAAAAGTATACATATTAGATGATGGAGAAGAAGCATTTATAAACGATTTAGAAAAAGTAAAAGAAGAATTAAAACCAATTGAAATAAATTATATTAATTGTAAAGCTAAAAGATTAACAATAGGAGCAAAAAGAAATAAACTAGTAAAATTAGCAGATACTAAAATAGTTTGTTTTATGGATGATGACGATATATACCAAAATCAATATATAGAATATTCATATAATCAATTAAAATTAAATAAAGTTTCTTTAGTTGGTTCTAATCAGATGCTATTTACTTACCCTCATCATAATTACGAGATGACAGGTTTAAACTGCGGAGATAATAAACAGATGATACACGAGGCAACAATGATGATGACTAAAAAATATTTTAGATGTATGGGAGGATTTAATAATAGTTCACAAGGTGAAGGAGTAAATATAATATTAAATCAAGATAAAAACATTTTAAATCTTGATATAAATAATTTAATGATATGTGTCTGTCATAATAATAATACAATTGATAAAGAAAGATTTTTAAACAATAAATTATATTTACTATATGATGGAGAAAGATTACCTATATTAAAAAAAATATTTAATGCTCCTCAATAACTTCTAATTTACATTTTATCATATCATATATAAAAATTCCAGTTCTAATCTTTATAAAAAATTTAGATTCAGGTTTTAAATCATATTCTATCTCTTGGGGTAGGTCATAATCGACCTTTTTATTTAATTTTGTGTTATTGTTAAATAGTTTTAATGCTCTTCTAACAGACGAAATATAAGAATAATATTTTATTTCATTTATAATATTATTTAAATCTTCTATACTATCGAATGTTGATTCATCTAAATTATAATTATTATTACAATAATTAATAATTCTTTTTGCATTTAATATAATATTATTTTTATCCTTAGTATTCAATTTTTTAAGAGGGTTTTCTTTACTTAAATAATTTTTAAAGCTTGGAATATTTTTTATATTATATCTATTATCTTTATTAGTTATCTTAAATTTTTTATAATTAATATTTATATAATCTACTACTTCTTTTTTATTATTTTCGTTATTTATATCACATTTAATACCGCAATTTTTCATAAGATTAATTAATTCTAATTTACTATAGCTTTTATGAATCATTATATATATTATATTTAGAAAATTAATATAATATATAAATATATGGGATATTATCAAACATTTTTAGAAAAACAAAATAGAATAGAAGAAGAACTTAAAAAAGAAAAAAATAAAAAATTAAACGATAAATATAAAGAAACAAGAAGGGAATACTGCCTAAAAAATAAAGATAGAATAAATCAAAAAGCTAAGGAGTATTACTTGAAAAATAGAGAACAAATACTAGAAAAAAATAAAGATAGAATAAATCAAAAAGCTAAGGAGTATTACTGGAAAAATAGAGAACAGATACTAGAAAAAAATAAAATAAAAAAACTATATACTAATGAATATTATAAGGAATGGTATCAAAAAAATAAAATTCAAGTAAATAAAAATAGAGGTAAAAATATAAAAAATAATACTATATATATTAAACCTTCTGCTAATTTACCAAAAGAAATAACTCCTAAATCTTTTATAGTTAGTTTTTCTTAGATATTACATATTCTTTATTTCTTTTTTTAATACCTTCTTTAATAGTTTTAATTTCTTCTTCATCAGTAATTTTAAATAATGGTTTCTTCTTTCTAATATTTTTAATTATCATTTCTCTAATACTTTCTGTATCTAAATTTAAAAATCTTTCTACTCCTTCAGTAATAAATCCTTTTAAATATTCTGTTTCGTCTTCATCTGATGTATTTACTTCCTCTTCTGCTATTATATAATCTTGGATTTCCATTAATTCGACTTGAGTAAACATTTATATATATTAACTAAATATTATTTTTATAAATAAATAATTAAAATAAATATATAATTATTTATTATATAATGGATTTATTCGGATACAGTAACGCTATAGCAGCATCAAATGCAAGAGCCGCCCAGATTGCGTCATATAATGAAAATATAGACCTATTTAATGCAGGTTTGCCAAAACAAAAAAAAGAGGAAAAACAGAAAATATCAGAGACTGAATACATACAACAGGGTAAAGATGCGGTTACCGATTTTATAGCATCTGGTCGAATGTTTCAGGCTAAGTCTTACGCAGATAAGGCTAAAGCACCTACCAGCACTAAACCTGATACTACACCAGAAGGAGAAGCACAAGCAAACGACCCACCAGCAAGAGACCCTGACCCACAACCAGAACCAGCACCAGACGAAGAACCACCTAGACAACAACCAGCAGCAGGAGAAGGAGAACCTGAAAACAATCAACCAGCAAAAACAGCAGCTCAAACAGTAGACGATGCAGGAGAGGATTTAGTACAATTATCTAAAACTGGTAAAAACATAATCGAAGGAGTTACGAAGGTTGGAGGAGCAGCTCTAGCTGTTGGGAACTTAGGTATGAATTTAGCCGCAGATTTTGACGGAGCCTGGTCAGGGATGAATGGTGCAGAAAAAGCGGGAAACGTAATTTCGAGTATTGGTTCAGTTATGGATCTCGGAGGGGTCGCACTCGGGCCAGCAGGATTACCTCTTATGGCAGTCGGAGGCTTAGTTTCTTTAATCGGCGGAATAACTGGAGGAATAGGTGATTTAGTTAAAGAATCTAAGGAAAAATCAGAGGTAGACACAGACCCACAGAACCAACCTAAGCAAATAATAAACGCAATAACAACCGCAGCAGCTGGAGGGGCAGCTTTAACAGCGATTCAATAATTTTAATTTTTTTTTTTAAATATAATATTATAAAAAATATATTATAATATTATATATATAAATATGAATTCTGTAGATAATGAAATGCCAGACCTAATGAATTTACAAAATATGCCTACTAATACAGTACAACGTATCGACACCGACGTATTGGACGCTGTCGTTATTTCGGATACCTTCTGCCGTTTTACTTTAATTAATAAAGGTTTTTTAAATCACGCATCCAGAGTAACCCTCGCTTTAAAGGGCGGCGTAACTAATGCTTTCTATCCTCTTAATATTGGAGTAGATGCTTTAATTAGTAGAGCTGTTTTAAAATTTAATAATAGAACAGTTTCTGAGATTTCAGATTTCGGACATTTAAGAGCTATTAAATCTTCTTTCTTATCAAATCAATTTAATAAAGAAAGGGAGCAATTTGTGAGCGGTAAAAGTATTAGTCATAATCTAGTATATGGTACTACTGATGCTACAAGATATGAAGCTTCTAATATTGCATTAGATAACGGAATGGTTCAAAATAAAAATAATGCTAACTTTATGAAAGTTAGACCAGAATTAGATATTAATAATGGTCCTGTTTTCTCTGTCCTATTATCGGATTTATTTCCTTTCTTTGATAAGATGAAAACTTTCCCACTTTACGCCTGCGAAGACCAAATTAATATAGAATTACATTTTTCAGATAATGTTAACAGAGCTATTAAATCAACAGCAGGAGCTGCTACTTTTGAAATCGATACTAACGAGGTTAAGTTAGTAGCAGATTATATCTTTTACCCTGAGGAAATAATGGAACAACAACTCAAAAACTTAAACGGCACTAAATGGAATTATCAAGATTATAGATTATCTAAATTCTCTGTAACTGATGGAGATATAGCAACAGGTACCAGACGTAATATCGGCGGAGCAGGTTTACGAGTTTCTAAAATCTTTTCTATTATTTCTCAAGCTAACGCATCAACAGGAGGAACTCTATTAAGTGATTATAGCGGAGTATATGGAAATCAGAACGCACTTAATAAAATTAATATTTACTATAATAATAAAGATTTATTTACATTCGATAAATCTAACCCAGCAGCTATAATGCATCATTTATCAGAAGCTGGAGGTTCTATGGTTCATATAAATAAAAAAGAATATTCTAATTCTGGTTCTTGGTTCAGTGATACTCAAAAATTTGAAGGATACGTAATGAATGACCAACTCGCAGGAAAGCTCTTCTATACTGGATTCAATTTAATTAAGAATGAAAGAATTAACGAAAAGGGTATAGAATATGTATATTCTAATGATGATATTCCAGGTGGTACTTATATCCAGAGAGTATATTTAGAAATCGCTAGATATGCTGTATTAGAAAACGGTCGTTTGACGTGTTATTATTATTAATTTTTTTCTTTTATAATTATATATGTCATATTATCAAAAATTTAATAAAGATTATGAAAAAGGGATTTCAAATGAAGATAGAGTTATAGAATTTCTTAATAAAGATAATGTTAATAAATTCTGTAAATGTAGTAAAAATTACGAATTCGATTTTATGAATTCAGAATATACTATAGAATTAAAATCAAGAAGAAATAACTTTAATAAATATCCTTCGACTATGTGTGGATATAATAAATTAAAAATAGCAGAAGAAGATACAGAAAATAAATATAAATTTTTATTTTTATTTACAGATGGTCTTTATGAATGGGAATATAATAAAGATGAATATACAATTAAAAAAGGAGGTAGAAAAGACAGGGGAAAATTCGAGTATAAAGATTATGCATATATAGGAATAGATAAATTAAAATTATTAAGTGATGATATTAAAAGTATTTTCTAATATATTTATATATAATGCCTGAAAAAGTTAAAGTTAAATATCAAGGTCAAACATATAATATTAATAAATCTTATTTAGGAGATTTAAAAGGGTATGAAAGAAGAAAGCAGATAAAATCAATAGTAGAAAAAACAGATAGACCAAAATTAAAAGATAAAAAAAAAGTAGTTAGTACTTGGACTCAAAAATTTAAGAATAAATACGGAGATATAACTAAATTAGAAGATATAGCAAAAGCAACAGGAATAAATATAAAAGCATTAAAAGAAGTAGAAAATAAAGGAAGAGGAGCTTTCTATAGTTCAGGAAGTCGTCCAGGACAAACTCCGCAAAGTTGGAGTAGAGCTAGATTATACGCTTTTTTAATGGGAGGCTCTGCAGTTCGAAAAGTAGATAAATCAATTATAGAAAAATATAAAATTAAATTTAAGGATTAAATGCGCTATATATATATAAATATGATAGATAAAAATAAATATAAAAATATTACTAATGCTAAAAAATATTTTAGTAATTTATTAAAACAATATGAAGAGAATATTAATTTTAATAATAATGAATTATTAGAACTATTAGAATATCATCCAACTAAAGATATTAAAAAAGAAAATATCGAATATTTAGTAAGAGTAAAAGGATTATATAATAAATTAATATTAAATTATAAATATAAAAATAAAGATTTAGAGACCATATCCTATCAGGAATGTCTAAAAGTTTTATATAATAAATATAATAAAGAAAATAATATAATATATGATATTAATCAAGCATTTAGAAATATATCAGATAGAGGAATTAAAAAAGATTTTAAATTAAATAATAATAATAATATATGTACTAACTGCAATATTAAAACTGATAAATTAGAAACCGATCATTATCCTATTCCATATAAAAAAATATTAGATGATTTTATTAAAGATAATAATATTAATTTACCTAAATTAAAATATAAAAAAATAAATAATTTTTATTATTTAGATGATAAAACCCTATCTAATAAATTTTTAAATTATCACGATAAAACCGCTAAATATCGTTTACTGTGTAAATCCTGTAATTGTCATTTCGGCAGTTATGGATATTAAAAAAAAATAAAAAAAATATTTTATATTATATATATATAATATAAAATGCTTCATAAACATCTTTTAGATTTTACTAGAAAATATAATAAAGAATTTGCAATTAAAGGATATTCAAAATTAAAAAAAGGAGAATTACAAACTAAAATAGAATCTGTTTTAAATAAACAAAGAAAGGAAATAAAAGAAGAATATAAACAATTAAAAGAAACTAAAGCAGAACCAGCAAAAAAAACAATAGTTAAAAAAGAACCAGTTAAAAAACCAGTAGTTAAAAAAGAACCAGTTAAAAAAGAACCAGTTAAAAAACCAGTAGTTAAAAAAGAACCAGTTAAAAAACCAGTAGTTAAAAAAGAAACTAAAAAACCAGCACCAAAAAAAGAACAAGAACCAAAGAAAGAA